CAGCGACAACACCGAGCCTTACGCTTTTAAGGATGTGGTGTACCAGCGGCTCATTGAACTTTGCACCGACATCTGCAAGCGCAACGGCAAAACCAAGCTGCTCTGGCTGGGAGATAAGGCCAAGACGCTGAACTACACCCCGAAATCCGACGAGATGGTTCTGACCGTCCATCGGTGGTTTGCGAATAAATCCTGTCCCGGTAACTGGATGTATGCCCGTATGGGTGATCTGGCATCCAAGGTCACGGCAGCTCTCGGCGGTGATGTAAAACCTGCCGACACGGTCAAGCCCACACCTGTAGGTATCAAGGCCGGTGACCTCGTGACCATCACGGGCAGCACCTACTATAACGGCAAAGCCATTCCCGGCTGGGTGAAGAAGCTCCGCTGGTATGTGGTTGAGGTCAGCGGCGACCGTGCCGTCATCAACAAGGATGAATCCGGCAGGTACGCCATCATGTCGCCGGTCAAGACCTCTGCACTTGCCGTGGCAGGCACGAAACCCGCCGATGACTATCGCATCCATACCGTAATGCACGGAGATACCCTCTGGGCAATCGCAAAGAAGTATCTCGGCAACGGCAGCCGCTACAAGGAGATCGTCAGTCTGAACGGGCTGAAAAGCAATGTCATCTACAGCGGTATGAAGCTCAAGATTCCGAATAAGTAAACCGAACCTCATCACACGCTCTCTGCGGATCATTCCGTGGAGGGCGTTATTTTTTTGCTCTTTTTTCGTTCAAGATGGCCATTTCCCTCCAGTGGGTAGTGAGAGGGGCCCCTCTCGGACTGGAGGACAATCTCATGACAAATGAGCAAAGAGGAAAGATAACGGCCCTGCGGCATCAGGGCTTTGGATATACGGCCATCGCCAACAGCGTCGGACTGTCAAAGGACAGCGTCAAAGCATATTGTCGATCCTACGGCCTCGCCGGTGAGAAGGCAGAGAGCCACAGCCTTGCGGAGGTTCCCACGCAGCTTTGCCTGAACTGCGGCAAAACGCTGATCCAGTTCCCCCGACGGAAACAGAAAAAGTTCTGCTGCCCGGAATGCCGGACGGCATGGTGGAACGCTCACCCGGATGCTGTGAAGCAGAAGGCCGTTTATACCTTTATCTGCCCAGAGTGTGGGAAGGAGTTCACGGCCTACGGAAACGCCAAGCGCAAGTACTGCTCCCACGTCTGTTATATTGCGGCCCGGTTCAAAGGCGGTGATGCCTGATGAGCAAGGAGGAGCTCCACAACGATATGCTCTACCATGCAGCGATTTCAATGGCGAAATCCATGCTCGAAAAGGGCTTGATCACCGAGGAGGAATACGCTGAAATTGATACAATTCTACTCGAAAAATACCGACCGTATTTGGGTACATTATTATCCGAAAACGCTTGATATTCCTGCCTTTTAGAGTGATATATAGACACTACCGGAAGGAGGGATATCATTGAAAACAGTAGAGAAAATCGAGCGAAAACTGCCGGTTCTGAAAACAAGAAAGCGAGTCGCTGCCTACGCCAGAGTGTCGATGGAATCCGAGCGGATGCAGCACTCGCTTTCTGCACAGGTGAGCTACTACAGCGCACTGATTCAGAAGAACCCAGAATGGGAATACGCTGGCGTTTTTGCGGATTACGGGATCTCCGGCACCGGCACCAAAAAGCGTGATGAGTTCAACCACATGCTGGCTGAGTGTGAAGCCGGAAACATCGACATAATCCTCACCAAGTCGATCCAGCGATTTGCGAGGAACACCGTGGACCTTCTGAACACGGTCCGGCACCTGAAGGAGCTCGGCATTGAGGTTCGCTTCGAGAAGGAAAAAATCAATTCCTTGAGCGGCGACGGAGAGCTGATGCTTTCCATCCTCGCTTCCTTTGCACAGGAAGAAAGCCGCAGCATTTCCGAGAACGTCAAGTGGGGTACGATCAAGCGGTTCAAGCAAGGCATTCCCAACGGCAAGTTCAGCATTTTCGGGTATGAGTGGCAGGACGACAAACTGGTCATCGTACCGGAGGAAGCAGAGATCATCCGTTGGATGTATGCCGAGTACATGAAAGGCGCATCCCGGATTGAGATTGGCAGGGCCTTGATGGACCGAGGCATTTATACCCGGCAGGGAAAGCCGTGGGTGGACTCCAATGTGAAGGTTATCCTGACAAACATCACCTACACCGGGAACATGCTCTTCCAGAAGGAATACTGTGAAGACCCGATCACCAAGCACCGTAGGAAGAATTACGGCGAGATGCCACAGTATTTTGTCGAAGACACTCACGAGGCAATTATCCCGATGGACGAATGGCAAGCGGTACAGGCCGAGTTCAAGCGCAGACGGGACCTTGGTCCCTTCGGAAACAAGTCGCTGAAACTATCGGCTTTCTCCACGAAGATCACCTGTGGCTGCTGCCGAAAACACTATCGCCACAGTGGAAAACGGAATACCGCCGGTGAGGTTTACTACATCTGGATCTGTCAGACGAAAAGCCAGAAAGGTGTGTCGGCTTGCCCCTCGAAGAACATCCCGGAGAAGATGCTCCAGAATACCGCAGCGAAGGTGCTGGGCCTTGATAAGTTTGACGAGGACGTTTTCAGTCAGCAGATCGAGGAAGTCATCGTTATCGGAGACGATACCTTGACCTTCCGCTTTTACGACGGCCACGAGGTCACCACCAAATGGCAATCTACTGCCAAGACCGACTGGTGGACAGACGAGCGCAGAAAGCTCTGGGGAGAACGGCACAAGCGCAAGGATACCAATCCGAACCGGAATACCTTCTACGAGTTCACCGGATTCATAAAATGCGGCTGCTGCGGTGCCAATTACCGCTGCCAATCCGGAAAGCGTAAGGACGGCACCCCGACACGGTCTTGGTATTGCACCGGTCCACGTTCCGAATGTCGGAATCCGGCTATCAGGGACGAGACCATGAAGCGGCTGGTGACTGAGATCCTTGGCCTTGATGAGTTCGACGAGGCTGCGATGGACGCTCAGATTGAAAGTGCAACAATCCTCGACCACATGGTCACGTTCCATTTCAGGGACGGCCACATCGAATCCAGAGACTTCTTGGATAAGCGGCACGGCACCCCTTGGACCGAGGAACGGCGGGAAAAAGCAAAAAAATCCATGAAGGCCGCTTGGACAGACGAGCGCAGGGAGGCAATGAGTGAAAGAATCAAGAAAATAAGGAGCGAAAAGAAATGGCCAAATCCGTAACCACGATACCGGCGACGCTGTCACGCTTCACGGCGGCACCGATCAACAGCACTAAGAAGCGACGTGTGGCGGCCTACGCTCGTGTCAGCACCGACAACGAGGAGCAGCTGACCAGTTACGAAGCGCAGATTGACTACTACACGAATTACATCAATGGCCGGGATGATTGGGAGTTCGTCGGGGTATATCCTGACGAAGGCATCACCGGCACCAATACCAAAAAGCGTGAGCAGTTCAGGCAGATGGTTGCAGATGCCCTTGACGGCAAGATCGACCTGATTATCACGAAGTCGGTCAGCCGCTTTGCCAGAAACACAGTCGATAGCCTGACTACCATCCGGAAACTCAAGGAGCACAACGTCGAGGTCTATTTTGAAAAAGAAAACATCTGGACCTTCGACAGCAAGGGTGAACTTCTGCTGACGATCATGTCCTCGCTGGCGCAGGAAGAGTCCCGGTCCATTTCCGAGAACTGCACATGGGGCCAACGGAAGCGGTTTGCAGACGGCAAGGTCACGGTTCCGTTCAAGCGATTTCTGGGCTACGACATGGGGCCGGACCACAACCTCGTGGTAAACCCGGAACAGGCCAAGCTGGTCAGGCGCATCTACGGAATGTTCCTGCAAGGCCAGTCGCCATTCCAGATTTCCCGGACGCTGACCGAAGAAGGCATTCCTTCTCCCGGCGGCAAGGACCACTGGAACCCCAGCAACATCAAAAGCATTCTCACCAACGAAAAGTACAAGGGTGATGCGCTGCTGCAGAAGTCCTTCACTGTAGATTTTCTGACCAAGAAGAAAAAGACCAACGAGGGTGAAATCCCGCAGTACTACGTCAAGGACAACCACGAGGCCATTATCGATCCGGAGACCTTCGAGATGGTGCAGACGCTGATGACTACCCGCACCAAGGGCCGGAACCGCAAGAGCTCGGTCAGCATCTTTTCCAGTAAGGTCAAGTGCGGAGACTGCGGCAGCTGGTACGGGCCGAAGGTCTGGCACAGCAACGACGCCTACCGGAAGGTCATCTGGCAGTGTAATCACAAGTTCGACGGCCAGAAATGCGCCACACCGACACTCACCGAGGATGAAATAAAAGAACTGTTCCTCCGGGCCGCCAATCAGGTGATCGACCAGAAGGAACAGTTTATAGCCATATACGATCAGGTCCTTTCAAGAAGCCTCAACACCACGGCACTTGAGAGTGAGCTTTCGGATCTGGAAGCTGAAATCAACATCGCTGCCGAGCTCATCGAGGATTGCATCAAGGAGAACGCTCACGTCGCCCTCGATCAGGATGAATACCAGAAACGATACGATGCTCTGGTGGCCCGGTTCGATAAGGCCAAGGCCCGACACACCGAGGTCACCGATCTAATTACCGAGCGCATGGCCCGAAAGCACCAGATCGAAGCATACTTGAAAAACCTGCGGAGCCGGGAGCCGCTGACGGAGTTCCGGGAAACA